GAATTGGAAAGGTACATAAAGAGTGGTCTCGGGAAGAGCATTGCGAGGAGCACATACTTGACGAGGGGCGTTGGATTCACAAGGTCCATCAACATCGTTGAAAGAAGGATCAGTGATGAAGGTGAGTTGTGTGGTGTTTCCAACCATCTTGTAGTATCCGCGTTGTTGTTCGGATGAAAGAGTAAGTTGGTTCCAGATGTGCATCCAGTCACCGTATTGACGGTCAATTCTTTGACCACCAATCTCGACCTCTACTTGAGAGATGAGTTGCTCTCCAGGGAAATCTAACCAGCGGGCATAGACACCTTGTTGAGCACCACCGCTGGTGTTCTTCATGTGTTGGTTGATCTCAGGAAGAGTTACTTGAAGGTAAGTTCTGTAAGCAAGATCACCATTTCTGCTGATTGTGCATGTTACACGGCGGCCGAAATCGGCTTGTCCGTTAAAAGTTTGTTCTATGGATTCCATAGCAAAGTTTGTGTGGCGTCTGTAAGAGACTTTCCAGAAAGTAATTTGAGGGTTGCCTGTAAGATATACATCTTGGGCACCGTAAGCTACGAGTTGCATTAATCCACCTCCCATGGTTTATATTATTGCTAAATATTTTTTTTTTACACAAAAACGAATATACCTACATTTAATTATTTAATTAAATTAAAATTAAAATTTTCTTTGATAAATGTATTTATATAATTATTTGAAAAAATTTCCTTTTTACCTTCATGATTTTTAATAAAAATATAATTATTTTCTTGTTTTTTTATTGTCCATCCATTATTTAATACATTATCTAAGAAACATAATATATATTTTTCTGAGGGGTTTTCATCAGTAATTTTAAATTTATTTTTTATATATAATCCATCACATAATACTAATTTATTATTTTGTTTTTTTAAAATATAAGAATGATTTTTCTTATTTATGCACCATTGTTCATCTAAATATTTATGTAAATAATTCATCATATCTAAAACATTTGGTTGTAATAAACTTGTATCAAAAGAATCTATATGAATATTCATTGAATACTAGAGAGAAAACATAAACTAAATTATAACTTGATATAAATTTAATATAAATTATATATTAAATAGAATATCATAATTTTTTATATAAAGTATTAATATGCCGTCATTTAAACATAAAACAAACAAAAAAATTGTTTTGGATGAAAAAACCATAACTACATTAGATAGTAAACATAAAGAAATGGAAAAAGGATTTGAAAGTGATAAAACTGAATTATTACCAGAGTTAAGAGCAAGGCGGAAACATTTTACTAAATTATTAGAAAAGGAAAATGAACAATTTTCCATTGAACAAATACTAGAAATTAAAGACTCTATTCGCGATATAAATGAGCAAATAAAATGCGTAAAAAAACAAAGGAAAGATTATTACTTAACAAATAATAGACATATATTTGACTATTTTGAAAATAAAAAGGAGGTTTCGCTTGATAATAATAAAACAAAATTATTAAATTCATTTTTTAAAATTGATAATCCAACTGAAATAAATGATAATTCAAAAAATAAAGATACTATTCAAAAATATTTATCTAATTTGGATGAATCTTTTATTGATATAAATTCGTTTATTTTTGAAACAGATCTATGTCAATATTGTAAGAAAGGTGAATTAATTCCCATAGATCATGAAGGAATTATGGTCTGCAATAACTGCTATAAACATGTTCAATATCTTGTTGAAAATGAAAAACCATCTTATAAAGAACCTCCAAAAGAAGCATGTTTTTATGCATACAAACGAATAAACCATTTTAGAGAAATATTAGCACAATTTCAAGCGAAAGAAACTACACAAATTCCAGATGAAGTATTAGAAAATATTAAAAGTCAAATTAAAAAGGAACGAATAGATATAACAGCTTTAAATAATAAAAAGGCGAAGGAAATTCTAAAAAAATTAGGTTATAATAAATATTACGAACATATTCCATTTATAAAGGATAAATTAGGCATTAAACCACCTGTAATGACTCCTGAATTAGAAGATTCATTATGTAATCTGTTTATGGAAATTCAAGGTCCTTATGCAAAATTTTGTCCAGACGATCGGGTTAATTTTTTAAATTACTATTATACGGTTTATAAATTATGTGAATTACTAGACCAAAGTCAATTTTTACCATATTTTCCGATGCTAAAAGATAGAGAAAAGCGGATAGAACAAGACGAAATATGGAAAAAAATTTGCGGAGAATTAAATTGGGAATTTATTGCTACTATTTAAAAAAATTTGCGGAGAATTAAATTGGGAATTTATTGCTACTATTTAAAAAAATTGATTTGCTTTTTTATATAAATTATATATCATTAATCTTTATTCCTTGATATTTAATCAGAATGTCCTTACACCCTCTTGGTAAAATCTTACCACAAGTAATTGTTAATGAAATATTTTCATATGATCCCCAACATAGAGATAATATGAAACTTCTTATGAATAGTCTAATGTTTGCTCACCACAAATGGGATATGCACGAGGTATTTCATGAATTACTAGAAGCTACGGAATTATATTGTGATAATGATATGTGTGAATGTTCTATAAATATTCAAGATCCAGATATAATTGAAACAGTAATATTAGGTCGTAACTGTATATTTTGTTCTGAATCTTGTGCTGGTTATGGTGATTGGTCTATAAGATATGATTATAGAAAAGCTATGCGTAGGAGAAGAAAACAAGAAATATCACAACTCGCAAATAATATAAATTAATTAGCACATGTAACAAGATCTGTTAATGTTTTAAAATCTATTTCTTCATAATCTGTTTCTATTGGTATATTATCTAAACATGTTGTTTTAAAAATAATACTTGTTACTTTATAAGGATCACAATTTGAACTGGGACGCCTATCTTCAAAATATCCACATTTATTTTTTACTGTATCAATACCTCGTCTAATAGATGCACCCCTATTAGATACACCGTCGGTAAATACATTATAATCAGCAGTTTCATAATTTCCAGTCATGCGTTCTTGATTTCCAGTACCATATACATCCATATGTTCTTTATGATTACTAGATAATTTTACAATAGCCTCATTTATAAAATCTAAACCGGTTTTTCGCGTGGACTTACATCCCTCACGCATATGTTCTGTACTATAATTTGTATGACATCCTGAACCATTCCATTCACCCTTTAAAGGTTTTGGAGACAAATCAATAATTACATCAAATTCTTCTGATACACGATATAAAATATATCTAGCCATCCATAAATGATCACCTGCTTGTATTCCTTCACATGGTCCTACTTGAAATTCCCATTGTCCAGGTGCAACTTCTGCATTAATACCTGATATTTTTACTCCACTATATAAACAATAGCTTAGATGTTTTTCAACTATTTCACGTGCAAATGCATTATCTGTTCCAACACCACAATAATACTGTCCTTGTTTATTTATGCTGTCATACCCTAGAGGTATTAATCCTTTTTTTATGAAGTACTCTTGTTCTAGACCAAACCATGGTTTCTCATCTAATTTTGCATTAAAAATGTTATTTGCATTATATCTAGAATTACTAGTATGTGGATTATTTTCACTATCATATGTATCACATAATACTAATTTGTTATAGTCCCCCCTTCTAAACGGGTCACTAAAAATAGCTACAGGTTTTAAAATTACATCAGAATCTGTACCACGTGCTTGATTAGTAGAACTACCATCATAATTCCAATTTGGAATAGATTCAATATTATTATTATGTTTTTTTCCATCATACATTACACGTGTCTTGCTTCTTAATTGATCATTACCATCAATCCATACATATTCTAGTGTATATGCAGTCATTCTATATATTATTTATTAAGTAGCTTTAAGTAAATAATATATCTTAATTATAAAAATTGCAAAAAGAAATCATTTAATCCGCCTTCTAATTTCTCTCGTTTAATATAATTTGACACTAATGGACATTTGGAATATGTGTATTTATATAAGCCATTTTCTACTGTTTCGGTTTTTTTTGTTAAAGTATCACTACATTCTATATTTACAATTTCATCAGCACAGTTTTCTTGAACTGCACTACTACCATATAGCCACCAATCATTATTTATTTTCTCTC